ATAATCGTATCTACACCACATGGTATGAATATGTACTACAAGTTATGGGTAGACGCTGTAAATAAAAACAATAATTATACACCAATAGAAGTTCATTGGTCAGAAGTACCAGGTAGAGACCAAAAATGGAAAGAAGAAACAATACGAAATACCTCACAAGAGCAATTTCAATCTGAGTTTGAATGTGAATTTTTAGGTTCTATTGATACTCTTATAAGTCCAGCAAAAATTAAACAAACACCTTATGTTACACCTATAAAATCAAAAGGTGGTTTAGAAATGTATGAAGAACCTAAAAAAGATAGAGTATATGTATGTACTGTTGATGTTGCAAGAGGCACAGAAAAAGATTACTCAGCATTTATTATATTTGATGTAACAGAAGTACCTTATAAAGTGGTCGCTGTATATAGAAATAATGAAATTAAACCTTTTGTTTTTCCTAATGTAATTGCTGAAGTGTGTAATGGTTATAATCATGCACACACATTGGTTGAAGTAAACGATATAGGTCAACAAATATCAGACGCTTTACAGTTTGAAATAGAATACGATAATCTACTAATGACTACACAAAGAGGTAGAGCTGGTCAAGTTTTAGGTGCCACATTTAGTGGTCGTGGTTCTCAGTTAGGTATTAGAATGACTAAACAAATTAAAAAAATAGGTTGTTCAAATATTAAGACTATTATAGAATCAGACAAAATCATTATCAATGACTTTAATATTATAGGTGAGATGTCAACATTTTCTAGGAGAGGAAACTCTTGGATGGCAGAAGATGGATGTAATGATGATTTAATGTCCTGTCTAATTATATTTGGGTGGGCAACAAACCAAGATTATTTTAAAGAGTTAACAGATATAAACATCAGAAATCAAATGTATGCTGAACAACAAAATCTCATAGAACAAGATATGGCACCATTTGGTTTTGTAGATGATGGTTTACCAGAAGAAGAAAAGCCTTTTGCTGATGAATACGGCACAGTCTGGAATCCTGTTGTCCGAAAGGGTGAGTAAGGAATAAGGTTTATATAAATAGAAGTAGTGAAAATCTTTGTTTATGGGGTATTTAAAAAATACAAAAATGAACACTAAATTAGCTAATTAAAGGAGAATAACCTATGGCATTTCAAGTATCACCAGGTGTTCTCGTACAGGAAAGAGACCTAACTAGGATTATTCCTGCTGTATCAACATCTATTGGCGCCGTTGCTGGAGAATTTCGCAAAGGTCCTTTAGAGGAAATAGTAGCAATATCTAGTGAGGCTGAGTTAGTAGATACATTTGGCGAGCCAGATTCAAACAACTTTGAGGCGTTTTTTTCGGCTGCTAACTTTCTACAATATAGTAATGCTTTAAGAGTAGTACGAGCAACAACCACTAGTCTGGTAAACGCAACTACAACAGGTTGTGGTTTACAGATTAAGAATACTACCCATTATCAAGACAACTACGCTGATGGTTCAGGTGTTGTTGGAAACTTTGCAGCTAGAACTGCTGGTGCTTGGGGTAACAATTTGTTAGTGTCAACTTGTCCAACAGCAACTGCTTATGAAGAAGAAGGTGCTACAACTGTCAATGATAGCTCAACAGCTGTCGGCGATACAACAATTGTAGTAACAGATGGTACAGCCTTAAATGTAGGCGATATCATTTCTTTTTCAACAACAGCGGCTACAAATGACTATGATGACGGAAAACAATACAGAATAACTGGCATTTCCACACACACTTTGACAATTGTTCAAAAGGAAGCTGGAAGTGGTGGTTTAGAAACAACCATTACAGATGGTGCAAATGTTAGAAGAAGATGGAGATATTACGATTCAGTAGATAGAGCTCCAGGAACTTCAGCATATGTTTCTGACCGTTCAGGTTCTGGCGATGAACTTCATGTCGTAGTGGTAGATGAAGATGGCGGAATTACAGGCGTACCAGGAGATGTTATTGAAACATTTTCAAGTATGTCAAAAGCTGCTGACGCTAAAACACCACAAGGCGACACAAACTATTATCCAGATGTAATTTATGCAAAATCAAATTTCATATACTGGATGGACCACAATACATCAGGTACTAATTGGGGTAACAACGCAGCTGGTACAACATATACTGCTGTTGATACACCAACATTAGAATCATTATCTGGTGGTTCAGATGGTTCAAGTGTAACTAATGCACAAAAATTAACTGCTTACGAAAGATTTGAAGACCCAGACACAGTAGATGTCGGTCTAATCATAGCAGGTTCAGGAGATGGAACACATATTGATAACTTAGTAACTGTTGCTGAGAAAAGAAAAGACGCTATTGTCTTTGCTAGTCCAGAAAGAGCGGATGTTGTCAATGTTTCAAACTCTCATACACAAACTAAAAATGTTAAAGACTTTTTTGATTCAAGAAGGTCATCTAGTTATTGTGTATTTGATAGTGGTTATAAACAAATGTATGATAGATATTCAGATGTTTATAGATTTGTACCACTAAATGGTGATGTTGCTGGCTTATGTGCTAGAGCAGACGCTGTTGCTGATTCATGGTTTAGTCCTGCTGGATTTAATCGTGGTATCGTAAGAGGTGCTGTTAAACTTGCATATAATCCTACAAAAGCACAAAGAGATATTTTATACCCAGCTCGTATCAACCCTGTTGTTACATTACCAGGTACAGGTACAGTATTGTTTGGAGATAAAACTGCTCTTACAACACCAAGTGCATTTGATAGAATCAATGTAAGAAGACTTTTCATTACATTAGAGAAAGCAATTTCTACAGCTGCTAAATTCCAACTCTTTGAGTTCAATGATGAATTTACAAGAGCAAACTTTAGAAACATTGTAGAACCTTTCCTAAGAGATGTACAAGGTCGTAGAGGTATCACAGACTTTTTAGTAGTATGTGATGATACAAATAACCCAGGTAGTGTTATTGATAGAAATGAATTTGTAGCAGAAATCTTTATTAAACCTGCTCGTTCAATCAATTTCATTACACTTAAATTCATCGCTACACGAACAGGTGTTGCATTTGAAGAAGTCGCTGGTTAATTTAGAGGAGAAAAAAGATGGCAAATATATCAGATTTCAAAGCTAAACTTGCTGGCGGTGGTGTAAGACCTAATCAGTTTAAGGTTACAATGCCTTTTCCTGGTTATGCTCAAGTTGGTGGCGAAATAGAAGACTTTGCGTTCTTATGTAAAGCTACTACGGTGCCTGCTCATACAATTGGTTCATTTACTGTACCATTTAGAGGCAGACAAATTAAAGTAGCGGGTGATAGAACATATGAAGACTGGTCAGTTACAGTATTCAATGATACATCATTCAAATTAAGAAACGCTTTTGAAAGGTGGCAAAATGGTATCAACAATCATACAGACGGAGAGGGTTTAACCAATCCTGCTGATTATCAAGTTGACGCTTTTGTTGACCAATTAGATAGAAACGGTAGTGTTTTAAAATCATATACTCTTAGAGGGGTTTATCCTGTAAGTGTAGCAGCTATGGATTTAGCATATGATTCTAACGATTCTATTCAAGAATTTGGAGTGTCCTTTGCTTATCAATACTTTGAAAGTAATACAACCACTTAAAATGGTCGTATAAATATTGATACAAGATAGGAGTTAAATTATGGCTGAATTATTTGGGTTTCAGATTACTAAAGTAAAGAAGACTGAGGACCCGAAACAAAACTTTACAACCTCGCCAGCGGATGACGGAACCCAGGTCGTTGCTGGCGGAGGTTATTTTGGTCAGTACCTTGACATGGAAGGTACTGCCAAATCTGAGGCGGATTTAATCCGTAGATACAGAGAAATCTCTTTACATCCCGAATGTGATATGGCAATTGAGGATGTTATCAACGAAGCTATTGTCGCTAATGAAAATAAAGACCCTGTTAGAGTAAATACTGATAGTGTTCCTTATGGCGATGATATCAAAAGAAAAATAGAATCTGAATTTAGAACTGTGTTAAAACTTATGAACTTTAACACAAAGGGTCATGACATTTTCAGAAGATGGTATGTAGATGGTAGAATTGCATATCAAATACTTATAGACCGTAATTCTCCTGTATCAGGTGTTACAGAATTACGATACTTAGACCCTAGAAAGATTAAAAAAATTAGAGAAGTAAGAAAGAAAAGACCTGATGGCAATCAAGGTAAAGCCTCATTAACAATGGTTGATGAATATGTAGAGTATTATCTTTACAATGAAAAAGGCGTTTCAGGTCAAACATCTGGTGGCGGTATTAAAATCGCACCCGATACAATCGCATTTTGCAGCTCAGGATTAATTGACCAATCAAAAAATATAATATTATCTCATTTGCATAAGGCAATTAAACCTGTAAATCAATTAAGGATGATTGAAGACGCTGTTGTTATTTACAGAATAGCAAGGGCGCCTGAAAGAAGAATCTTTAAAGTAGATGTTGGTAATTTACCAAAAGTAAAAGCTGAGGCATATTTAAGAGATGTTATGGCAAGATATAGAAACAAACTTGTTTATGACGCTTCAACAGGTGAAATCAGAGATGATAGAAACTATATGTCAATGTTAGAAGACTTTTGGTTACCAAGTAGAGAAGGTGGTAGAGGAACAGACATATCTACACTACCTGGCGGAAGTAATTTAGGTGAAGTAGCTGATATAGAATATTTCCAAAAGAAACTATATCGTTCATTGAATGTACCTGTAAGTAGATTAGAATCACAACAAGGTTTTAGTTTAGGTCGTTCAAGTGAAATTACTAGAGATGAACTTAAATTTACTAAATTTGTCCAAAGATTAAGAAAGAAATTTACTGAGTTATTTAATGACTTATTAAAAACACAATTAGTATTAAAGAAAGTTATTGCTGAGGAAGACTGGAATAAAATTCACAATAACATAAACTATGACTTTCTCCAAGATGGTCATTTTGCTGAATTAAAGCAAACTGAAATGATGAGAGAAAGACTACAAATGGTGCAAGAAATTAGTCAATATATTGGTAAGTTTTATAGTGTAGATTATGTTAGAAAAAATGTGTTGAAACAAAGCGAAGGCGAAATCGCTGAGATGGACGCACAAATTAAGAAAGAAATTAAACAAGGTATCATTCAAGACCCTATGGCTCAGATGGATGATACACCATTGGAGGATGACTTAGAATGAGTGAACAAATAAAATCGTTTATTGATAATCTATCAACAGGTAATAACAATGAAGCTGGTGAAGATTTTAAAAATGCTTTAAGAGGTAAAGTAGGCGACGCTTTAGACGCTGAGAGAAAAAAAATGGCGGCTAATATGTTTAATACAGCAGAGGCAATACCTAGTGAGGCAGAACCTTACAGCGACCCTAAACCTGAAATAGCAGAACCTGGTTCTTTTGATAGAGAAGGTAATGTTATTGATAGTAAAGATGGTCAAGCAGAAATAGATTTATCAGCAGATGAAACTAAGTAATATTATTGAAGATTATAATATTCATGATTCTGTGGCATTTAAGTCTTTGTCGCCCTTAATGAAAGAGGCGGCTACTGACTTGTTTATGATGTTAGATGATGAACAAAGTGCTTATGAGGAACTTGATAAAGATTTTTCAGACAGTATAGAAAAATGCGTTCTATCAGTTTGTGAAAAACATAAAATAGAAAAAGAAAAGCTTTTAGATTATATAGAACTTGAAGTAAGAGAGCAATTAAAACAAATAGAGGTGTAAAGGAACTATGGCAGTTACAACAAAAATATTATCTGATACAAAACACCATGCCAAAGTATTACTCACCTGGAATGCTGATTCAGCTGCGACAGCGGCTGCCGTTGACGCTTCAGGTTTGAGCGACCACAGCAATGGTGCTAAATTACATATAACAAATATTGTTTATGGTGTAGGTATAGGAGAGGTACTTTTAGAATTTAAAGGCGCTTCATCTGATGTTACCGCTATAAACTTATGTGGTTCAGGCCACTACTATGGCGCTGTAATTAAAAACACAGCAACAAATACAGGAGCAACAGGTGGAGATATTAAAGCAACAACAACAAATTCATCATCTGGTTTTGCTTTATTAACAATGCAAAAAGAAGGATTTGGTGAGGCAACGGAGAGTTTCTAGATGGCTGATACAGTAACAACACAAACTATATCTGATACATCTGGCGTTAAGTTTGTTGCCAAACTAACAAACTTTTCAGACGGAACAGGAGAGACCTTGGTCACTAAGGTTGACGCTTCGGCTACAACCTTTATGACTGAGGATGGGAATAGACTTATATCTAAAGTTTATTATTCAATTAATACTTCTGATAGTAAGTCTGGTGTTGAGTTAATTTGGGATGGTGCTACTAATGCAACAGCGATGTTCTTATCTGGTCAAGGTTATTTTGACTTTAGAACAGATGGTAATACTATACCAAATAACGCAACAACACCAACAGGAGATGTACTATTATCAACAAAAAACTTTGCTAACGGCGATAATTATACAATTATTGTAGAGTTTAGGTAAAAAATTGTATAAATAGTATATACCAAAAAGAGAGAGATGTAATATGAAATTAATTTCAGAAGAAGTTTGTTCAGCAGAATACCTTGTTGAAGAAAAAAACGGAAAGAAAAATTACACAATTAAAGGTGTCTTTTTACAGTCTAATATAAAAAATAGAAATGGTCGTGTATATCCGAAAGATATTTTAATGACCGAAGTAAAAAGATATAACTCAGAATTTATCAATAAAAATCGTGCATTTGGTGAGTTAGGACATCCTGACGGACCTACTGTAAATCTAGAGAGAGTTTCCCATATGATTAAGAAACTTTATCCAGATGGTGATAACTTTATTGGTGAAGCTAAAATCATGGACACGCCTTATGGTAAGATTGTAAAAGGTCTTATTGATGAAGGTGCTCAATTGGGAGTATCATCAAGGGGCATGGGTTCCATTGAACAACGCAACGGCGCTAGTTATGTAAAGAATGACTTTATGTTAGCAACCGCCGCTGATATTGTGGCAGACCCTTCTGCTCCTCAAGCTTTCGTAGAAGGCATTATGGAAGGAAAAGAATGGGTATGGGACAACGGTGTTCTTGTTGAACAAGACATTGAGGCGTGGAAAATGGAGATGATTAAAACTAAACAAAAAGCTTTAGAAGAAAAAAAGATAAAGATTTTTGGAGAGTTTATTAGAAAACTATAATTTTATAAATATTATCTAAACCTGATAAAGGTTTTTATAAGCTTATAAAGACAAGAGGAGATTTTCAATGGCAGAATCAGAAAACAGACCTGAAACAGTAGAAGAAGCAGCTGCTAATCCAATGGCAGACGCTCCTAAAAAGAATGCTGTACCTGCTGAACCATCTCATATCGCCAGCATGAATGACGCTGAAGATTTAGGTTCACCTGTGGTTAAACCAACAGACAGCAATCCAGATTCTACTAAGAAGGTTAAACAAGTCGTAGACGCCGTTTCAAAATCTGCACAAGTAGGCTCAGAGCCATCACACTTGAAAGCAGGTTACGAAGGCAAACACGAAGAAGTTGAAGATTCAGAAGATAAAGAAGTCGTT